GACAATTTCAATAATTTTATCCGTAGTTTCTTCTATAACTGGACCAAGATATAACGACTCAGCAAACCCTTTATTATTAGAATCTTGGTTAATAGAATGATGTACTAATAAAGCTGCACCCATTGCAGTTCCAGCATCGTTTGAAATTGGTTCTACGTAAATATTAATATCTTCGTCTTTCAATTGCTCTAAGTACCAGTAGTTAGCAACACAGTTTAATCCATAACCACCAGATATAACTACATTCTTCTCTCCACTCATCTTAACTGCTTTACGGATTAAATCCAATACCATCTGTTGAGATTCAGTTTGTACTGCGTATGCCAAATCTCTACGATTTTGTAGTAGTGTTAAATCTCCTTTGTACTCTTCGTCTGACGTTTTTAATGAACTATATCTATTTTGATTAACTTTAGCTCCATTAGGATATGTAGGAATAATAAGATTTCTGTCAGTTGTTATCCAGTCTCCCATATTGCCATCTGTATAGATTTGTGGGATTTTATCATTAGACTTTCCGTATGGAAATAGACCCATCGTCTTGCCTGCTTCGATTGGTGACCAGCCGCAATATTGAGTAACTGCTTCATATGCTTTAACAATACCAGCTGTGTCGTCAAGAATTAATTCGTGAGTTCCTTCTTCTCCTTCTCTAGAACTCTCCATTTCGTCTACCTTAATAGATTCCCAAGGTCCTCTTCCCCCTTGATGTTTATATATAGTTTTAAATTCTGCTGGATATTGGCAATCAAATATAGTCTCTAATTCCCAAGTCATCTCGTCAGAACCGCTGATATTCATCGGAATAAATGTTCCGGCTCCATCAACAATAACAGCAGTTGCTGAATCAAATCCTGAACGATAAAAAGCACAAGCCGCGTGGGATTTATGGTGCCACTTATGTAAATCCAATACTTGATTATCTGGATCGTCGATTAGTCTCATTTTTCTAGCAAGACCCGTATATACATCATCGCCACTAAAATCAACACGACTTTCGTCTGGTTGAGTGTGTGATATTACAAGATAATCTAACTTATCGGTGTAATCTAAAATCTTAATCATTGAAGCGTATGGTCCACCATCATACTTCTGTCGACTTAAACGCTCTTCTTCAATAGCAAATACAACCTCGCCATCTTTCAGCAAACAAACTCCACCATTATGTCCTCGAGCAATACCCGCAATCCACTGACTCATATTATAATTCCCCTAACAGGTTTTGTGTGTTAAATTTATACTCTGGCATACCATCAGATGCAGGAATCGTCCCACAACACCCTTTATTTTCTTCCGCTGGGGTAAACGAACCTGAGAAATCCTCAGGTTCCCCTAAGAAAGACTTGACTGAATCTACGACAGATTTTTCTTGTTCTTCTGTCATCATCATAACTTCGTCATTTGCTCTATCACGTTCATCGTCCATAGAAACCCTAATAGGACTATAAACACGTTTCCCCTCACCAATATCAATAATATCAAAGTCGTCCCATCCAGGATAACTGATATTTTCTGGGAATGTAGAACCAGTAACGACTGTTGCTGTTTTACATAATGCCTTCGCAATATGTTGTCCTACTGAATCGCAACCTAAGAAATGGTCAGCAGAATTAATAATGCTTGCCCATAACCTTATATCCTCTATTTGAGGAACTGCTATTGGGTTTTCTTTATCTTCCGAAAATGTAATTGGGTGTTCCGTCATCAAAATCACCAAATACTCCTTACGTAATGACTCTACAATATTGATAATATTTTGCAATTCAAAAGAACGACTGGAAGGATCCACTAAAAAATCACCCATTTTCATTATCGATCTTCCGAACGGTTGAACAACTACAACTTTATTTTTCCCGATGTTAGACTTCATTTCTTGAATGGTTTGATATCCTTGTATCATTTCGGATTTGTTTAATTTTATAACTGGGTCTGTTAATTCCCTAGAGGAATCTAGGGAATTAATTAAAATATCAAATGCTTGAGCTAGGTCACACTTTTGATTCATATATTCATTAACCCTATATGGTTCTGGGGTAATGATATCTTTATCTTTTAAATGATTCTCAAATAAACCCTTGTGCCAAGATTCGTAAACGTGTTTATGTAATGTAGGGTGTCCTCTAAAAAACTGCATACCCCCTTCCGAAACAATTACAAAATCATCATCTCCCGATTCTTTAGCATATTTTTCTAATGCTGGAATTGAACAAAGAACACGACCTGCGCCACCATTGATAAAAAACGCTTTTGAGCGATTGCTCATAATTTCACCTCACCTGTTAATAATATAATCATAATAGAGTTATTATACCCTACTTTTATGTAAAAGTCAACCTTTTTGTAAAATTATTTATAAACCAAAAAAAACCCTCAATTAAGAGGGTTTGTATAAGGAAGTTAAACTTTAACCTTCGTCAATACCAACAACTGCGGTCAATTGTAACATTGCTGTTGTTGCATACTCATTTCTATCTGCAATTTGTATAATTGTATCATCATACTCACAGTCATATCCCTTTCCGTCTGGTGCGTCTGGGAAGGCGATAAATTCATTAGGAACGTTTGCCCAATTAGCAGGCAAGTCGCGTAATTTTTGTCTATAATCCATCCACTGTTGTTTCACTGCTTCTGGCATATCTTCTGCAATCATATTATCACAAGCTTCTAAAACAGAATTTCTATTAGATCTAACTTGCTCGTCGGAAATCTCAACACATGCTTCTTTATAAATTAAAGACTTCCACTCACCACTTTCTTCATTAACTGCGTTAGTATTGAAATGTTCTTTAGAATACACTTCCATAATATCTGTTGGGTCTGTAACTAGAATATTATTCTCGTCCGCAGGTCCTACTTGAATTTCAAACCTTAAAGGGTCTGCAATTCCACCATAAATCATAGAACCAATGATAGCATTATTATCATCATTGCAATCTAAATCAACTTCAAACTTATCCAAAGGCAAAGGTTGTTCTGTCATGTCGTCCGCATCAAAAACAGCATCAACACCGCCCGTTTCTCTATCAATCCACACTTTAAGGAGCGATGGACCGTTGTACTCACATGTACTTGTTTTTCCTTCTGAATCATCGTCAGTATGACGAGTGTTAGGAATTTTATAAGTGAGTGTCTTTTGTATATTAGCCATTTCTTATTTCTCCGTAATTAATTAAAATGTGTACTGTACGTGCACAAGTCCAGCAGCACCCCAGTTACCCCAACAACAACCGTTGTCTGATACACCAGCATAACCACCACCACCAGGGAACATCGCAGTACCTGAATAGCAACCCGATGCGTCTGAACATAAACTTAATCCTGTTGCTGGACTTGCCGCACTAAATGGTCCTGTAGGAGTACCAGGAGAAGATGTTTGGTATGAGTTACAAGAGTAACCTTTATAAACACCACCAGAAGTACCAGTGAAACCGTAGTCTGCACCACACCAACCAGGAGAACACATATGAGTTTTCCAACCAGCATTATATCTACCCATGTTACATTGCATGATTCTAAAGCAGTTATAGCAAGAACACTGAACATCACAAAAATGATCTCCACCTTTTGCTCCAATAGCACAGAAGTTACTTAAACCTGGACCAGATACATATGAAGTACAACCAGGTCTACAAGCACATGCTTCGCAACATTGACAACAACCACATTGAGAAGTACCAGCTGCACATAAAGTGAATGAAGATAATGACCCAGCAGTAGATGAAAAATCACCAGCAGATTCTTGAATAGTTTTAATTGCAGTATTACCACCCGCACCACCGTTACCCCAGTCGTTGTCCGAAGTACCTCCTCCGGGACCACCACCAGAAACGATGGTAAATTTAATTGATTGCGTTCCTTCAGGAACTGTCCAATCACAACATTTTCCACCATTGGTTACAGACCAATGATTGCAGTTAGCAACGTAAAATTCATCTTGAGAACCACCACCACCACCTGCAGCTGCAAGTGCGTCGATACCAATTTGAGTAGTGTCTTCTAAACAAGTAACTTGTCCAGTCTGTACAGCTTCAATTTCAGATTGTACAGTACACACGTCACGTAAAGTTTCGAAAGTAGTATTGGCAAGGTATTCCAACGTGGCATCCACGTCCTTTGCCATTTGGTTCATTTTACCAAGTGTTAAAATATCCATTTTTTATATCCTATAATATGTGTTATTGTTTCTAGTTAAATTAAGAGTTTTCGTCGACACCTGAAATATTATAAAACTGACCAATCGCGTCATTATCCGCAGATGTCCTGTCAGTAACCATAATAATATCGTTTTCATCGTCGTCAAATTCTATATCACCCTTATCGTCGGGTGCTTCTGGGAATCTAATTAAATGGTTAGGAACGGCTGACCAGTCCGAAGGAATGTCTCTTAACTTTTGTCTATATGCGATCCATTCTGCCTTTAACGATTCAGGCATATCTTCAGACACTGTACCATCAGTACCTGTTAAAATGCCATCACGCACATCTCTGATGAAGGCGTCGTCTCTAGTTTTAGGCATAGTTTTAAATTTAATATCACTTTCTACGTCCGCAACTAATGCCATTTCATCAAAGACCATTCTAACGTCAGAAGGGTCTTTTACTACAACATTTCGATCCACAGAAGGACCTACTTGAATTTCATACATCTTAGGTTTTTCTAACCCACCAAGCAATAATGCAATTTTAATAGTATCTTCGTCACTGTCTTCAGCGTTAATTTCTAAAACTCTACAATTAAGGGGTACTGGGGCATCCGTATAGTCATCTTTATCAAATGTTTGATCGATACTGCCTGTTTCTTTATCAATCCAAACGACCATTGTCGATGGACCATTAAATTCTGCCGTTGAAGTTTTATTTTCGTTACTAGTAATACCAAACATCTCATCTGGTAAACTATAAGTAATTGTTTTTTGTATATGTGCCATTTTTATAATCTCCTAATATATTATTGGTAAGTGACTTTAACTAAACCACCAGCACCAAAACCACCCCAACAGTCACTTCCTGAACCAGATTGATGACCTTGACCACCACCTGCAGGGAAAGCACTATGTCCAGAACAACAAGACGAATTACCAACACACCAATGTTTACCGATACCACCAGTACCCGAACTAAATGGACCAACTGCACCACCTGATGTA